TAAAAAAGAAAAAACTAAAACAGGTTTTGGTAAAAAATTTGAAACTGCACATACCGCTAACATATTTCAAGCCAAGGCTTTAGGTATGGATTATCCTGTTGATGCTCTAGCTGTTCAGGCGACAAAAGTTAATCAGGAAGTAGCTGAGATATTAAATGATGAATTAAAACCTTTGTATAAGAAACAATTAAATTTAGTTAAGAAATTAAAAAAGAATAACACTTTTGCTTTAAGAAAAGAATTAGATGATATTAACTTTAAAATCTCTGAAACTGTAGCAACAGGTGGTAAACAAGGAGGTAAAGCTGCAAACGTTTTAAAACCAATTATTGTAGATCCTCAAAATTTGAAAGGTAAAATTTTAGATTTAGGTTTTAGAACTTCTGATGAGGTTATGACTATTCCAGGAGCTACTACAAAAGGGACTAAAGCTGGAACAATTGAAGACTTAATGGCAAGAATGAATATAAAAGAAAAAGTTTTATCTAAAGCATCAGAGGTTGACAGACCTGAAAAAGCAAAGCTATTAGAAAAATTTAGAAACTTTGGTAAACCTATTAGTAAGATTGCATTAAGAGCCGTATCACCTTTTATACCTATTGTAGGTACAGCAGGTACATTGATGGGAATGTCTGATGTAGCAGAAGCTTCTACGTTTACAAAGAAGCCAGATGAACTTGGCATTGCATATTTAGCTGGACCAGAGGTTGCTAGAAACTATGGTTCATTTAAAGAAAGTATCAGAGGAAAAGCTGATGAAACAGAAGAATTCGTACCCTAAGAAAGAGCTCCTGCCGCCTGAAGCAGGACCCACATCGCAGGGCTTGAATTTAAACTATAATACTGTTAAAACAGTAAAATTGGAGAAAACAAATGGCAGACAAAATAGACAAAGCCCTAACACAAGGGCCAAGATCATCAGTTAATATTCCAGGTGAGGAAAAAATAGAAGAAGCTATTGAGCAAGAAGTAGCTGTTGAAGAAACTAAAAAAGGACCAGTAGAAATGGTCGAGGAAGAGGATGGGTCAGTTACAGTTGACTTCGATCCTAATGCCGCTTCTCCAGAAGGTGGCGATGAACACTACGCTAACTTAGCAGAATTTTTACCAGACGATGTTTTAGGAGAACTAGGATCTGATCTAACTCAAAAATATATGGACTACAATATGTCCAGAAAAGATTGGGAAAAAACTTACACACAAGGTTTAGATTTATTAGGTTTCAAATACGACATGAGAACAGAACCGTTTCAAGGAGCAAGCGGTGCAACTCACCCAGTTCTTGCAGAAGCAGTTACACAGTTTCAAGCTTTAGCTTACAAAGAATTATTACCAGCGGATGGACCAGTAAGAACACAAGTTGTTGGTGCACCGAATGAAGAAAAAACAAGACAAGCTCAAAGAGTAAAAGATTATATGAATTATGAGCTCATGGAAAAAATGCATGACTATGAGCCCGACTTCGATTCAATGTTGTTCTATCTGCCACTAGCAGGTTCAACATTTAAGAAAGTTTATTTTGATGAACTTTCTGGTAAAGCAACATCGAAGTTTGTTCCGGCGGATGATTTGATTGTCCCGTACTCAGCTACCTCATTAGATGACGCGGAGGCAGTCATACACCGGATTAAAATTTCTAAAAACGAATTAAGAAAACAACAAGTTGCAGGTTTTTATTTAGATGTAGAATTAGGTACACCTGGTTATCAAGAAAACGAAGTTGAGAAAAAAGAACGAGAACTAGAAGGTCAAAGAAAATCTAAAGACGATGACATCTATACTATTTTAGAATGTCATGTTAATTTAGACCTTGAAGGTTTTGAAGATCAAGATCCACAAACAGGTGAACCATCAGGAATAAAAATTCCTTACATTGTAACTGTTGAAGAAGCTACAAGACAAGTTTTATCTATTAGAAGAAACTACGAAATTGGAGATCCAAAGAAAGAGAAGATCCAATACTTTGTCCACTTTAAATTTTTACCGGGATTAGGATTCTATGGCTTTGGTCTCATCCATATGATTGGTGGTCTGTCTAGAACTGCAACTGCAGCTCTTCGTCAATTATTGGATGCGGGTACGCTCTCCAACCTACCCGCAGGATTTAAGATGCGTGGCATTAGAATTAGAGATGACGCGCAATCAATTCAACCTGGTGAGTTTAGAGATGTAGATGCACCAGGTGGTAACTTAAAAGATTCGTTTATGATGTTACCATTTAAAGAACCATCTCAAACATTATTACAATTAATGGGTGTCGTTGTATCAGCTGGTCAAAGATTTGCATCGATTGCAGATATGCAAGTCGGTGATGGTAATCAACAAGCAGCTGTTGGAACAACTGTTGCTCTTCTGGAAAGAGGATCAAGAGTTATGTCAGCGATACACAAAAGAATTTACTCTTCTTTAAAATCTGAATTTAGATTATTAGCAAGAGTATTCAAATTATATCTACCACCGGAATATCCGTATGATGTAGTTGGGGGTCAAAGAATGATCAAGCAACAAGATTTTGATGATCGTGTAGATATACTGCCAGTTGCGGACCCTAACATCTTTTCACAAACTCAGCGTATATCCCTCGCGCAAACAGAGTTGCAGCTGGCAACATCTAATCCGCAAATACATAACTTGTATCAAGCGTATAGAAATATGTATGAAGCGTTAGGTGTAAAAAATATTGATATGTTGTTGGTTAAACCACAACCACCTCAACCAATGGACCCTGCATTAGAAAATATTATGGCGTTAGCTGGTAAACCTTTTCAAGCTTTCCCTGGTCAAGACCACAGAGCACATATTACATCACACTTAAACTTCATGGCAACTAATATTGCTAGAAATAATCCGATGGTTTCTGCTGCGATGGAGAAAAATATTATGGAGCACATAAGTTTGATGGCACAAGAACAAATTGAATTAGAATTTGCACAAGAAATTGTACAAATTGCACAGATGCAACAGATGGCACAACAAAATCCACAGGTTGCAGAGCAGTTAAAAGCTATGATGCAGAGATTAGAAGCAAGAAAAGCTGTGTTGATTGCTGAAATGATGGAAGAATTCTTAAAAGAAGAGCGACAAGTAACATCAGGATTTGGAAATGACCCTGTTGCGAAGTTAAGAGCAAGAGAATTAGACCTTAGAGCTATGGATAACGAGCGTAAAAAACGAGAAGGACAAGAAAGACTTAACCTTGATCGTATGAAAGCTATGATGAACCAGCAAGATAAGCGAGAAAAGCTGGATCAGAACGAAGAATTAGCCAAACTAAGGGCTGATACATCAATTGAAAAGACAATTTTGAGCAAATCTATTCCAAATGTAGATAAAATGATGCCAAGTGTCGAAATTGAAAAATATGAAGGAGAAAAAAGATGATAAATAAACAAAAATCCGACTTAGACAAAGACGGAAGTCTCTCTCCTTATGAAAAAAGAAGAGGGATGGCGATTGCAAAAGCAATGGCTGATAGAAATGGAGCAAAAAAGGGTGGCTTCATTCAAAAAGCAATAAAAAAACCTGGAGCGCTAAGAAAATCTTTAGGAGTTAAAAAAGGTAAGACGATCCCTGCAGGAAAATTACGTGCAGCGGCTAAAAAATCAGGAAAGCTTGGACAAAGAGCACGTCTTGCTATAACATTGAAGAAGTTAAGAAAAAAATAGGAGGACAAATGGCTGAAAAAGTAAATGCAAACAAAGCATTGGACATCAATAAAGATGGCTTCTCTAACGGAGGTATCGATATTGAAACTCCAAGTCAAAACTTGGAGAGAGATCCTAGAACTAAAACTTTAGCTAATGGTATGCAACCAAACGTAATACCAACTGGTGACGAAGTTGAAGTTAGAGGAACTAAACGAATGCTTAAGTCAAAGAGTAAAAAAGCTACTTGGTATTAATATGTGGTTATCGGCAATAAAATTAGCCGTCTCTGCTGGAAGTAAAATTTATGCTAACAAGCAGAAGACGAAGATGGCAATGTCAGATGCACAGCTTATGCATGCCGAACGTATGGCTCGGGGTGATGAAGCTTACCAAGGAAAATTGTTAGAAGCCCGTCAGTCAGACTGGAAGGACGAGGCGGTCCTCATAATTCTAAGTTTGCCCGGGTTGGTGCTGGCCTGGGCAGTCATCTCGGACGACCCGTCCGCTATGGACAAAGTAAAATTGTTTTTCGAGATGTTCTCACAGCTGCC